CGGCCGTCGGCGGATCGACTTTGCCCAGGGTGACGGTCGCGATCGGCGACGGTAACGATTCGCCGGCGGCCGACTGATACGTCACCGCGTAGTGGTGCGTCCCGACGTCGATCCCGGCGCCGACGATCGGCGATGCGACCGGCGCGGCGCCCGGTTGCGCGCCCGGTCCAACCAGGGCGCCCTGGTCGCCAATCTGGACGCCGGTGTAGCTGATGCGTTGTTGGCCGACGATCGCCAGGCCGCCGGTTGCGGGAAACATCACCGGATCGCGAACCGGGATCATCGTCTCGCCGATCGCGACTTGCGTACTCACGGCCGATCCGGCGCCTTCGACCATGACGCGGGTTCGCACCTGGGAGAGATCCGTTTCAAATTGCAGATCGGCGAACCGTTCGCCGCCGACTTCTAACGGCGCCGGCGCGTCGCCGGGTTCGTCCAGAAAGAAATGCAGCGCCTTCGTATAGTCGACGTACCAGTACCCGCCGATCCGATTCGCCAGGCGCGTGAGCGCGCGGTTCATATCCTCAAACGTGAAATCGATCGCGACGGCCGGCAGGTTCGCCTGGACGTACTGCGTCGTAAACCCGCCACTCCCCGCGAAGGTCGCCATCAGATCCAACACGATCGCTGAGACGGACTGTGTGCCGTAACTTTTCGTGACCTTGCGCCGGTTCAACGCGCGCGTATGGTCCGTACAGGTCAGATGCATCGCGACGTTCGCCGGCACGTCGACTTCATAGATCTGACGTACCGCCAGAATTTCACCGGCGAAGACCAATTGCCCGACGGACTGGCCGCCGGAATAAATCTCGATCGGTTGGCCGCGCCGGATATTCGGATAAATCGACGGCGCCGGCGACACGTTGAACGCCGCGTTGTCGAATGATGGCGGGTGAAACGGCGGCGACGGAATCCCATGTGGAACCAGGTTGACCGTCAACGAGGCCGTGTTCGGCTGTTCGTTCAAGACGTCGGTAATCGTCAGGTTTTTCACGCGCACCAGCGGCGTCGCCTGAATGCCGGCGATGACGATAATCGTCGGGTACACGGCGGCCGCCGGCATTACGCGCTACTCAACAGGCGTTGGCCGCGCAGGGATTCCGCCATGGCGTCGCCGACCAGGGTTTTCACGAGGTTCCGCGTCGCGGGATCGTTCGTCCCCAATAGGCCGTTCATGTTGATGGTTTGATTGATCGGCGCGCCGCCGGCCACGCCGCCGGCCGGGAACGCCGGCGCGTTTGACGCCAGGCCTTGCGATTTCGCCCAGGTGTAGAAGTCCGGCAGGTTCGACCCGCCGCCCATCATCCCAGCCGCCGAGATCGTCCCGTACCGCTTCGTGTATTGATCGAGCGCCTGTTCAATCCCCATCGGGAACGACCAGTTCCCAATGTTGACTGGGACGTTGCCGTGACTGGTGCCCATCTGCGGACCCGCCGGCGCTTGCGCCTTCGTGACCTGGTCGATCGCCGACGCGACGTGTTCTAGCTGCGCGGGCAGCTCGCCGACAACTTCGGAGGTAAACGTGAGACCGCTATTCCAGACGTCGGTCGCCTCGGCCGCTTGTCGTGTCGCGGCTGCCAGCGAATCCGTCCCGCGCGCCATGTTCGCGGTCGCCTGCGACAGGGTCCCCAGTTTCGGCTCGACGAGGCCTAACTGTGCGACGGACAGGTTCAAGGAGTCATTCATCGCGCGAATCGCCAGGTCGACCCGCTTGCCTTCGATCGCGACGGGTTGCAGGGCGCTCGAGACGGCCATCACGGGTACCGGCACGGTCGCCACCATGGCGCCCAGGTCGGACGCCGCCTGCGTGGCGGATCCGCTCACGAGGTCGAAATCCTTCAACCCGTCGACCAGGGCGCCCACTTTGTCCCGGATGCCCGGAATCGGAATGGCCGCGGTCGCGGCCGCGATGCCGAAGTTCTGCCAGCTATCGCCGACCTTCAGCATGCTCGCGATCGCTTCCGCACTGGTGATCGTGATCGTGTTCATCCAGCTCGTCCACGAATCCTGTGCGGCTTTCAGGCGGCGGATCGTGTCGTCGGACATGACGGCCGTCTCGGAGCCGACTCGTTCAACCCCCTCCAGAAACATTTGCATGTTCTCGGAGCCCGACTTGCCGAACACCTCCATGGCGAGCCGCGTACGTTCCATCGGATCGGCGATCCCGGCGATCGCGTCGGCGATGTCGATGAAGGCCTGTTCCGGACCACTGGCGCGCAGATCGTCGAGCTCGAGCCCGAGGGCGTCCAAGGCGGCGATCGTGCCCTTGCCGCCTTCGGACAGCTTGTTGTTCATGGTCTGAATCGACCGGCCGACGCTATCGAGCGTGGTCCCGCCCTGTTCCGCCGCGAACTTGAACCGCTGGACGGCTTCGGTCGAAATCCCCAACTTGGCGGAGAGATCGCCGACTTCGGAGGCGGCGTCCATCACGCCGCCAACAAACCCGATGATCTGATTCACGGTGAACGCGCCGGCGATCGCGAGCCCGATGGAATTGAACGCCGAGGACAAGCCGGCCGCTTCTGTGTCGACCAGGGCGGCGGTATCGACGGTCTTCACCCCGAACTCGTCCAGGGACGACGACATCCCTTGAATATCCGACACGACGGGCGCGCCGGTCAGGCTGTGCGCGACCTGATCCATCTGCTTTTCAACGGCCGCGCCCTTGTCTTCCCAGGTGTCGAGCGAGGTCGTCGCCTGCGACACGGCGCTATAGAAATCGTTGAAGTCCGCTTCGTATTTCGCGCGCAGAGCCAGATCAGTGCTCCTTCGTTAATTCTTCACAGAGGATCGCGTGCACATCGGGATCAAGCTCGGTCACCCACTCGTAGCGCCAACCGCAACGGATGGCGACGGCGAGGTCCCCGACGATCCGGTCGCGGTAGTCGGGGTTTTTTTTTCTTCGGCGCGCCGGTCCGTCTCGCGTTGCACATGGTCACCGATGGCGTTCGCGATTTCGATGAAGCTGTCGTAATCGAGCGCGTCCAGGATCGCGCGGACGGCGTCAGCCGGCTGTTCGCGGATGACGACCGGCCGGCCGTCGTCAGTGATGCTCCAGTCGAGCAGGTACGCCAGGACGACAGGAAACGCGGCGCGGTCGGCGTTGCTTCGCTCGACGCCGGCGAGAATGGCCGCGCGCAGCGCCCGCGTTTCCCCGGTGTTCAGGCGGACTTTCACGACGAGCGTGTCGCCGTTCGTTAAAGTCAGGAGTGCGGTCTCAGGTCGGACAAAACGGCTCATCGTCGGCGTTCCTCGGTTATCGTCGGTCTAAGGTCCAGGTCTAAGGTCCAGGGTCTAAGGTCGCGGACAGGCGGTTATCGCGCACCGTGATCGACACGACGCGCCAGCGTTGCGCGGCGCCGCCTTTGGTCGCCGGCGTGACGAAGTCCAGCGGCGTCTGCGTGAGGGTGAACGCGTTCGGGGCGACCAGGCCGCCGTGCAACGTCCACACGCGGCGGGCCCGGTCATACACAATCACGAAGTCGATCACGCCTGCCGCAATCTGGTAGCACCAGCGCAGCGTCCCGAGCGCTCCGGGCGCACTGCGCAACGGCAACGGAGGTCCGCCGGCCATCCCGCGTTACGCCGCCTGACGCAGCTGCGCGAGTTGTCGTTCCAGCGCCGCGATCTTGTCCGACGGCGTCAGGCCGAGCGTGCTGGTGCCCTCGGGATCCAAGGTCCACGGTCCGGCCGCGACATACGACCCATTCAGGGTGACCGCGCCGTCGACCGCGACATCCATGCCGCCGTCGAGATACGCGAGCCCGCTGAAGAACGCCGTCGGGTCGAGTTCCGACGGGACAAGCTTCAGCCCGACCGCCAGATCGCCCATCATCACGTCCAGAATCGCGCGCGAGTCGAGCGCTTCCCACATGCCGGCGATATCGCCGCTGATGTCGGCCAGGCCCTGCGCCCACACGCGGTTTGGGTCGAGAAAGCAGGTCACGTCGACCCGTTCGCGCTTCATCGAGATCGACCATTTGTTCATCGACGCGACGGGCGCGAACGTCGTCAGCGCGCCGGTTTCGTCCATATTGATCGACCCTTTGTAGCCGTGTCGTCGCAGATTCGCAGGCATAGCGTTCCCTTTCCTTAAGGCGTGGCGACGGCGCCGC